ATGGAGTGGACGGGCCGCGAGCCCGACTCCCTCATCCTCATCGGCGCCGTCGCAATCGCGCTTGGTGCCGGCTACCACCTCTGGGACTCCGCCATGGGCCAGGGCGTCGACGCCGCCCAGGACCTGCAGGGCGACGGCGAGGAGGACGGCTCGGACTGATCGCCCCGGAGCCATACGCGACGGCGCCGGGGAGCATCGCAACCTCAACCCCTGAACTTCAACCGATGTCCATCACGACCACCGTCACGCTCGCACCGAACGACAAGTACCGCCGCGTCGTCGCCCTCTACGGCCACGACGAGGGGCCCGATGCAGCCGAGGACTCGCCGGCCGACTCCTACGAGGAGTGGCCGGACGAGCATCGCGATGCCGCCGACGGCTACGTCGAGGTCGTCGACAACGCTCCCGAGCCAGAAGACGTCGGCATCGACCCCAACGACGTCGACCCGCTGACGTGGGACGACATCTCGCCCTCGTCTGACCCGGACCTGCTCGCGAAGATTGCAACCTACTTCGAGGGCATGACGCCTGACGAACCTCGAGACGTTCTCCGGGCGAAGTGCCGCCTCCTGGACGTCGACCTCTACGCCCAGGCCCAGACGGCTGCTCGACAGGAGCTCCGAGAGTAACACCACCCCATGACCGACGACACCTGCGGCGCCGAGACCGTCGACGGCCAGCCGTGCCAGAACCCAGCCGGCGAAGACGGGTTCTGCTGGATACCCAGCCACGGCACCGAGGACGACGACGTCGAGAACCCGCAAGGGCGGGACTTCGCACTCGGCGAGGAGGACCACGAGGACGTCCTCGAGGCTGCCGAGACGGGGATGTCCCTCCGTGGGTGTGCTCGCGCCGCCGGCGTCAGTCACTCGCAGCTCCGACGCTACCTCGACGCCCGTCCAGATTTCCGGTCCAGCTTCGAGCGCGCCCGCGCACGGGGCGAGTCCGAGCTGATCGAGGGCGGCCTGCGCGACGAGGAGGTCGACACCTCGATGGCGAAGTTCCTGCTTGCGAGCTCCTTCGACTACAAGAAGACCGAGCGCCGGGAGGTCGAGGCCGACGTCGACCAGACGACGACTCACGAGCTCGGGACCGAGGAGAAGGAGATGGCTCTCGAGACGATCCGCGAACTCCAGGAGCGTGAATCCGCATGAGCGTTGAGCAGCAGATCGCCGACGTCGCGACTGGCGACAACCCCGCTGGCAAGCGGGCCCTCCTCAACCCCTGGGACCCCGAGACGCCCGCGACGCTCCTGGACGCCGCGAACGAGCTCTGCCGGGGGTACATGCGCGGCGAGCGCGACGGCTACCACCGACTCGGCGAGCACCACGGCGAGTGGCTCCGCCTCCTGGACGACGAGCGCAAGCTCGTCCTCAACTGCCACCGTGACGGCCTGAAGACGACGGTCGTCCTGTGCTACCTCGCCCTCCGTCTCGAGTACGACGATGGGTTCCGCGCCATCTGGGCGATGAACAACAAGACGATGGCGAAGAAGAAGACGGACCTGGAGTTCAACCGGTTCGTCGAGCGCAACCCCTGGCTGACCAACCTGCAGAAGGCCGACCGCGTCACCGACACCATCGACCTGAAGGAGTTCCCCAACGCGTCGACGCTGACGGCGACGTGGCTCGACGGTGGGGTCGACGGTGACCGCGCGCACCTGCTCGTCCTGGACGACCTGATCAAGGCCCGTGGGGACGGCGATCCCGACGACGTCCGCGAGTGGGTCGAGGGGACGGCCACGCCGATGGTCAAGGACAACGGGCGGACCGTCATCGTCGGGACGCGCAAGCGCCAGGACGACCTCTACCAGCACTACCGCTCGCTGTCGGCCTACGCGGTGGCGGAGTTCCCCGCCATCCTCGAGTACTGGGAGGACGGCAACGCGACGGCCGAGGATCTCGACGATCGCCGACCGCCGCACGAGTTCTACACCGAGGTGCCAGACCCCTGGCACGACGAGCGGTCGATGCACGTGCTCTGGCCCGAGGCACGCGGCGCCGAGTGGCTGGTCGAGAAGCGCGCCGAGCGTGCCGACTTCCGCTTCTGGCGTGAGTACTGCCTGGCGTTCATCGGCGCCTCGGGCAACCTCGTCGACGCCGACGCTGTCAACCTGGACGTCGAGCAGGGCGGGTGCTCGGTCCGCGGGGCGACACCACCGCAGAAGTACCGCGCCGGGAAGAACGAGGCGATCGTCGTCACGCACGACCCAGCGAACAGCCCCACGGGTGACGACTGTGCGTTCAACGTCTGGCTGCGTCGACGCAGTGGCGAGCGCGTCCTCCTGGACGCTCGCTCGGAGCCCGGCCTCTCTCCCTCGCAGGTCAAGGGACAGCTCGCGGCCTACGACCGGCGCTACGACCCGGTCGCCATCGCCATCGAGTCCAACGGCATCCAGGGCTACATCGTCGAGGACGCCATCGAGTTCGACTCCCAACTGGCGGCGAAGGTGACCGGGCTCGACACCGGCTCGCAGAAGCACTCCTGGGAGAACGGCATCCCGCGCCTACGGACGCTCGTCGACAACGGGATGCTGCAGTTCTACCGTGACCACCAGCCGACGGAGGACTTCATCACGGCCATGCAGTCACTCGAGCTCGACGACGGCCGCCTCGAGGGGCACACGCCCGACCTGATCGCGGCGTGGTACATGGCCGAGAAGCTGCTCCGCCGGTTCGACGGTCGCGACGAGGCGGAGGACGTCGACGACGATGACGGCGACAACGGAGTGAGCTATCTGTGACTGAGGACAACCCCAACGACGGCGGCGAGGTGTCGCTGTCCATCTCGACGCTCGGCCAGAACGCGTCGGCGATGGACAAGGCAGCGGAGACGACCCAGCTCGACGAGCGTCGCATTGCGACGGACGTCGGCCGAGGGATCGTCCCGCCGTACAACCCCGAGACGCTCGCCTCCTTCCAGGAGCTCAACGAGACCCATCAGGCCTGCCTCCGAATGAAGGCCCGCTACGAGGTGGGCTACGGCTTCGACATCGTCCCGCACCCGCAGGCGGACGAACCCGACCCCGAGGGCGAGGCCCACAAGCGCGTCGAGGACTTCTGGCAGGGGTCGGACTCCCGCTGGCAGCTCGGCCCCGAGGGGACGGCCACGTCGACGCCCGAGGAGGTCCTCGAACTCTCCCGCCTGGACTACCACGGCATCGGCTGGGCCGCCCTGGAGATACTCGTTGAGGGTGACGGCACGCCGGTCGGGTTGGCGCACGTGCCGGCGACGACGGTCCGAGTGCGCAAGACCACGACCACTACCGAGACCGACGACGGCGAGGAGGTCGAGGAGATCGAGAGCGGCCACGGCTACGTCCAGATTCGGCAGGGGCGCCGGCGCTACTTCGGCGAGGCCGGGGACCGCTACGGCGACGACCCCACCTTCGTCGACGCCGAGAACGGTGATGTCGCCAGCACCGCGGAGGAGCTCGAGAACGACCCCGCCAACGAGCTCATCTTCGTCCCCAACCCGTCGCCCCTTTCGTTGTACTACGGCATCCCCGACTGGGTGGCTGCGATGCGGACGATGGCCGCCGACGAAGCGGCGCAAGAATGGAATCACGACATTTTCGACAACCTGGGCATCCCGCACTACGCGGTCAAGGTCTACGGCGGGAAGCTGACCGAGGACTCCAAGCAGGAGCTCCGCGAACTCCAGCAGAACCTCAAGGGCGAGCGCTACCGGACGGCCATCCTCGAGGTCGAGGGCTTCGAGTTCGAGGAGGACAACCCGCTGCAGGAGGGCGACCCCTCCGACGTGGAGATCGAGTTCGAGCCGCTGGGGGCGACGGACTCCAACGACATGGAGTTCCAGGAGTTCCGGCGCCGGAACGAGCACGAGATCGCGAAGGTCCACGAGGTACCGCCCATCCTGATCAACGTCACCGACACCTCGAACCGCTCGAACTCCCAGGCCCAGGTCCAGGAGTTCGCAGAGGGCGTCATCGCCCCCGAGCAGTCGAAGTTCGAGGCGCGGCTCTACAAGATCCTCCACCAGACGGCGCTGGGCGTCGACGACTGGACGATTGACTTCGAGCTGCGGGGCGCTGACAACGCCAAGCAGGAGGCCCAGTTGGCCGAGCAGCGTGTCCGATCGATGCGCCTCGCCGGCGTCGGCACCGTCAACGAGGCACGTGAGGAGCTGGGCCTGTCGCCCTTCGAGGACGAGGACCTGGGCAACATGACCCTCGCCGAGTACGAGGCCGAGGTGGGCGGCGACGCCGGCGGCGATGGCGAGACCGAGGCCGCCCGGTCGGCCCAGGCGCCGCCACCAGAGAACAAGGTCGGCGAGCGCGAGTGGGCCAGCGTCGATAGCCGCCTCGAGACCAAGGACGCCATCGAGCAGACGCAGTTCGACAGCAGCAACCTCGCCGAGGGGCTGTACGACATCGAGGCCCAGGAACTCTACCTCTCGTTCAAGCGGCCGGACGGGCAGAACTCGCTGTACGTGTACGTCGACGTACCCCAGAACATCTGGGCGGCGCTCAACAGTGCTGGGAGCCACGGCAGCTACCACTACAGCTACATCCGGATGGAGTTCCCGTACATGGAGGTCACCAACTTCCACGACCGGCTGCCCCAGGGCCCGGCGCCCGATCCTGAGGACGTGCCCGACGACATCCCCTCGATGTAGGCTGGCAGTGCGGTGTGATGCATCCTCGAGTGGGCGACGCGCGGTTCGACTCCGCGCCGGGGACCTTCGCCGGGGCAGGGCGGCCCGGCACTCCGACGATGACTGATTCTGAGACCGACCGAGAGCGCGGCGAGAAGCGTGGCCTGGTGTCGACCGACGATGTCGACACTGACGCCGGCGACGCGAACGCCGCCAACGACAACGCGGAGGACTGACACATGACCGAGAGAGGCGAACAGCTCACCAAGCGCGTCGACTACGTCGCGAAGGACGCCGACGCCCAGACCGCGACGGGCGTCGTGATGGTCCCGAACACGGTCGACCATCACGGCGACTGGGAACGCCCCGAGACGATCGAGGCGTTCGCCGAGCAGTTCGACGCGTTCGTCGACGCCGGGCAGGCCGACGGTGGCGTGATGCACGCCGTCTGGCCGTCGGAGTGGATGAGCCTCGAGCGCAACGAGGTGCTCGAGCAGGCCGAGACCATCGGCGGTGATGAGGTCCCCGCTGGCGCGTGGGTGCAGACCTGGCAGTACAACGACGACGAGCTGTGGGGCCTCGTCGAGGACGACATCCTCGGCGGCCACTCCATCGGCGCCGTCGACGTCGACTGGGACTACAATGGCGAGGACCCCGAGGACCTCCCCGACGACGTGACCGTTCCCGACGAGGTGGACGTCGAGGAGTTCTACGAGCTCGTCGACGGCATCGTCCGCGAGGTGTCGGCGGTAGACATCCCCGCCGTCCCGGACGCCCAGATTCTCACGGCGTCGAAGGCCCGCGCGGCGACCGTGCGAAAGCGGGTCGCCGACCACCTGGGCAACCGCGACGCGTTCATGGAGGAGATGCTCGAGCGCGGCCACGACGAGGCGGCCGCCGAGCGGGTCTGGGAGGTCCTCGACCGCGCGGTCGGCGTCGAGGGTGCCGGCGAGCCCGGCGCGAACAAGAGCCTCACGGACGCCGCGAAGGCGTTCGTGAACGAACTCACGCGTGGGGCGCTCGGCTCAAGTGAGCCAACCGGACCAGTGGCACAGACAGCCAAGGACGCTGCCGGTGGCGAGACGCCGGACGATGGCGGCTCCGAGACGGAGGCCGCCAACAAGGACGACATGACTGACAAGGACGACGAGCCCCCGGAGTGGGCACAGGACATCATCGAACAGACTGAAGAGAACGCCGAGCGGCTCGCCGAGATCGAGTCGGGCGACGCTGAGAAGGAAGACGACGACCCGCTCGAGGACGCCCCCGAGTGGGCGAAGGAGGTCGTCGAGCAGACCGAGAAGAACGCTGAGCGCATCGACGCCATCTCCAAGCAGACGGGGGCGACGACGTCCCAGCAGCTCGGTGGGGCCGAGAAGGGCGGCGACGGGGGAGAGGTCGACCGCCGAGCGGCGTTCTTCACCCCGAAGAGCAAGCAGCACAAGCTGGCGGCGCAGTCCCGAGGTGACAACTGATGAGTACTCGAGAGTACGGCGGCATGAGCGGAGTACGGAAGGACAACGAAGAAGCGCTGAAGGACATCGCCCCGGGGGACCTCTCCGGCGGCGTGATGCCGCGGGACCTCTTCGAGGACTGGTTCCAGCGCGTCCAGGACACCAGCCAGCTGCTGAGCATGGTCCGGACGGAGACGCTGTCCCGGCCCAAGATGGAGCTGGCCCGCATCGGCGTCGGCGAGCGGATGCGCCGCGGCGCCGGCACCGAGGAGGGGACCAGCAACGGCTCCGCCGAGGTCAACACGGACGGCATCGAGATGGACGCCGAGAAGGGCGTCCTCTCGTGGGACCTGCCCCGCGAGACTGTCGAGGACACCATCGGCCAGGTCGACGAGATCGTCCTCGACAAGATGGCCAACCAGTGGTCCATCGACACGCAGGACCTCGGGATCAACGGCGACACCACCGACACCTCTGGCGGTGACAGTGAGGCCTTCCTCACCCAGAACGACGGCTGGCTGAAGATCCTCAACGACCGGGCAGACACCAACACCTACGACCACGCCGGCGGCGCGATCGACACGTCGCTGTTCCACAACGCCCGCGCGGCGCTGCCGAACAAGTTCAAGCGCTCCGCGGAGGTTCAGGAGCCGGTCTACATGATGAACCTCTCCCAGATCGAGGAGTGGGAGTACGACCTCACGCAGCGTGAGGACCCGCTGGGTGCCGCCGTCATCTTCAGCGATGACGACCTGACGCCGTTCAACTACGACGTCTACGGGTTCGCCGGCTGGCCCGAGGGGACGGCGCTGTTCACCTACCCCGAGAACCTCATCTACGGTGTCTGGCGACAGACCGAGATCGAGGTGCTCGACGCGACCGACAAGACTGCCGAGAACGACCTGTTCGCCCGCTACTTCATGCGGACTCGCGACGACTTCAGCGTCGAGGACGAGAACGGCGCGGTTCTGATCAACAACATCGCGACCGCCTGAGGTGACTGATGCCACGAGCACGCTACACGGCTGACGGCGGCCTCTACCGCATCGGGCGGCTCGACTTCGAGCCCGGTGACGAGCACGAGGTCGACCGCGAGACTGCCGAGCACCTCAGCGACCACGACGACTTCGTCGTCACCGTCGAGAAGGACACCGCCGAGAAGTCCGACGCCGGTGACGACGAGGGCGAGACGGACAGTGACGAACAGGCGGACCAGGACGACGAGACCGACGACTTCGACGTCGACGCCTTCCTCGACCGGACGCCCGTCGACGACGTCGTCGAGGACATCGAGGCTGGCGAGGTCGACGACCACCTGGACGCCGTCGCGGAGGCGGCCGGCCGGGTGACCGTTGAGGACGCCATCGGCCAGCGCCGTGCGGAACTGGAGGGCTGACCCATGCCCACGACGGAGGAGACGATCGACATCGAGGCCAGCGGGGCCACCGTGGACCTTCGCCTGTTAGGTGCGAACATCGTCGACGTCCACATCCGCGGTGACGGCGCCGCGGACTACGCGGTCGACGTTCGGACCAACGGTGGGTCCTGGGTCCAAGGCGTCCGGTCAGGCTACTCGGGGAGTGCGGACTACGACGACGTTCTCGAGAGCGGCGCCGAGGAGCTCCGCATCCGCTGCACGAGCGGCACCGGGACAGCTGGGAACTCGGCGACTGTCACGCTGATGGCGAGCTGAGCGGCGGTGATCCACCATGTCTGAAGGCTACTGCACGCTCGAGGACGTCCGTCGAGCCCTACGAAAGGCCAACCTCCCGGGCGATGTCTCCCAGGATAAGCAGATCGCTGTCGACGCGATCGTCGCCGAGACCGAGCCGCTGGAGAAGTCGCTCAAGCGCCACTGGTACGCGCCGACGGGGGCCGACATCCTCAACGAGGCCACGGAAATCGACATCCCGACCGGGCCCAAGACTCGAGACGACGAGTACAGCATCCCCACCAGCAGCGCATTCGTCGTCGACGACAAAGGGCCGGCGCCGAAGACGTCCCAGCGCGACTACGCGAAGATCGACCTGGACCGGCGCGACGCCGAGGCGATCGAAGCGCTCCACGTCCGTACGGAGAACGGCACCTACGAGGACTGGGCGGCGTCGTCGGACTACACAGAGGGCTCGTGGCCACCGTCGGGCGAGGACTACTACCTCCGTGTCAACAACGGCGGCTGGTCGCGACTCTATCTCGACGTCACGAACTTCCTCGAGGAGGACGAGGACGACGAGTACGTCCTCGACTCCTGGGCCAACGCAGTTTACTGCGAGTTCAGCTACGGGCACGAGGGCATCCCGCGGAACGTCCGTCGGGCTGTGGCACTTCGGGCCGGCGCCGAGCTCGTCGAGGAAGCCGTCATCGAGATTCCCCAGAACGCGACGGTGTACAACATCCAGACCAAGGCTGACGAGATGCGCGAGAAGGCAGACGAACTGCTGGAGGTCTATCGCTGATGGAACTCAAGGGGTTCGAGGCTGCCGCGAAGGAGGCCATGCTCGACGAACTCGAGCAGACGGCTCGGCAAGAGTGGGCGCCGAAGCTCCTCGAGCGTGCCTCCGAGATCCTTCGCGAGTACGGCAAGCGCCACGACTACGACGTCGAGCCGGTGATCGAGAGTGCCGAACCCCGAGTCGAGAGGCGCGAGGGGCACGTCACCGTCCGCATCACCTGGCCCCACCCCGCGGCGCCGTACTTCCAGATGGGGACCAGCGACCATCCCGTCGACGGGAACGACATCCTGAGCTTCATCTGGGAGGACGCGCCGCAGTCGGTCCACGAGAAGTGGCCCGACACCGAGCGCGTCGACGGCGACCCGCGGGTGTTCCTGCCGAGCGTCAACGTTGACGGCCTGCCCGAGTCACGGTTCGTCCGTGACGCCCTGAACTGGCTTCGGCGTGAGGTGGCCCGATGAGCGCCGAAGTAGACTGGGTGCTCCAGACCATCGACGACTACTTCAGCTACGGCGGGGCGGGCTACGGCGAGACGGCCTTCGGTGGCGAACCCGGTCTCAAGCGGGTCGATCGCGACGAGTCCGAACTGCTCGAGGGAAACATCAGGTCGAGACAAGCTGACCTGCAGGAAGCGAACTACGTCGGTGCCACGCTGGCCGATCGCAGTACAGAGCCGATTGGGACAGAGTTCGACCTACTTGTTGAGGCCACCGTCGGCCTCCGCATTGAGGGGCTGCACCACAGCGAGTGGGGCAACATCGACCAGAACGACGAGGACGGAGTTCCGTTCGACGAGCTCGTCGACGACATTCAACAGGCGCTCTGGTCCGAGCGTGAGTTCCCGAACGTAGGGCGAGACAACACCAACTACCACTCGCTTTACCTCGAGAACTACGCCCCCCAGTCCGCGCAGTTTGCGGACTACTACAGATACGACTTCGACGTCCGGCTGACGGGCCACGAAGAGCTGCCCTGAGCGACTTTTCAACCATGTACACGACAAACACCAACCGAGGTGAACAGCTGTGACGGGCGGCGGCGCCGGGGATATCGCCTGGCTTCACGAGCCCGTCGAC